TTGACATTAAGATCTTACTCATTAAACATGATCCTCACAAGTTTGAAGCCTTTGAAGAAGAGGTTCAATTTATTATTGGTCATGAAAAAAGAAATAACTTCATCAAAAATCTCGCGTTAGATCTCAAAGGAAACACACTTGTTCTTTACAGTCGTGTTGAGAGTCATGGAGAGGTAATTTTCAATTTAATAAATAACTCCGTAACGGGACGAAAAGTATTTTTTGTCCATGGTGGTGTTGATGCCGAACACAGAGAAGAAATAAGAGCTATTACTGAGAAAGAAGATAATGCTATTATTGTCGCATCATACGGCACTTTCTCTACTGGTATCAACATTAAGAACCTCCACAACGTAGTCTTTGCATCCCCCAGTAAGTCTAGGGTAAGGAATCTGCAATCGATTGGAAGAGTATTGAGAAAAGGAAACAATAAGACAAAAGCTACTCTTTACGATATCGCGGATGATACAACATATGGTTCAAGAAAGAATTACACCTTAAATCACCTCATTGAAAGAGTAAAAATCTACAATGAAGAGAATTTTAATTATGAAATCATTCCAATCAAGATGAGGCAAACATGAATGATATTTACGCAGTCATCAAATTAGTTTCGGGTGAAGAGATCTTCGGTCAAGTCGAAGAATTTTATGATGAACAAGTCAAAGCCATAATGGTTATTGATCCTTGTACTATTAAAGAAATTCCATCCAGAAGAGGAAACTATTCATTCTATAAAGTAGATGGATGGATCAAACTCAGTGAGGATAGAATTTTCTGTATTGAAATGAAACACATTATGTTATATACAAGGTGTGATGATGAAGAGATTATCTTGACATATAAGAAGTGGGTAAGATCTCTAAATAAGGACAATGATGAATCATCTGCAATGAAGGTTGGTGTATCTACTTCTATGGGATACATCTCTTCTGTTGATGATGCCAGAGAAAGCCTAGAAAGAATCTTTAAGCTAAAAGAGAATTCTTAAAGCTGTCTCTTGAACCCTGGCAGAGTTATTGTACACAGAATTTCATGGCTTGTCAAGCTTTAGAAAATTTGATATAATAACTACATGATTATAAGGATCAATGACACATGTACGCTGTAATGACAAAGAGACGCAGATCAGAACACTACGTTAACAACAAAGAGTTTTTGATTGCCATTGTTGAATACAAGGCCATGGTTCGCCGTGCAGCTGAGAATGGAGAACCAAAACCCCGTATTACAAATTACCTTGGTGAGTGTTTCCTTAAGATTGCTACCCATTTGTCTTATAAGCCTAACTTCGTAAATTACATGTTCAAGGATGACATGATTTGCGATGGCATTGAGAACTGTGTACAGTACATCAACAATTTTGATCCTGAGAAGTCCAGTAATCCCTTTGCATACTTTACTCAGATCATTCACTACGCATTTCTCAGAAGGATCCAGAAAGAGAAAAAACAACTAGAGATTAAGTCAAAGATTATCGAAAGAAGTGGATATAGTGAAGTTTTCTCAGACGATGGTATGATGGCTGGTAGTGAAAGTGACTACAACACTATTAAAGACAACATTAACTATCGTTATAACCAATGAGTGAAGAATTCTGGATTGATGATTGCTTTCGTGTGAACAAGGATCGGTTTCTTTGGAAGTCTTATTTGAAAGACGGTACAGAACAAGTCAGTGGACTTACCAAAGAAATCGTGATTCGTATGACACGATTTTACCTAAAGGGTAAACAAGAAGGATGGAGTGAAGAGACTAGCCGTGTTGTGAATGATGGAAAGGTTGGGGGCAAGTTGTAATGTTCCCAACTTTGATAGTTGATGACTTTTTTCCAGACCCAGATAAAATTGTTGAATTTGCGGAACAACAAGAATTTTATCCGAATGATGGAAGATGGCCTGGAACTAGAACAGCTCCTCTTCATGAATTAGATAACCATCTTTTCAACTACATATCAACGAAAATTCATTCGTTGTTTTATGATAGAATCGAACAATATTTTATGGAGATCAAATTCCAAAAAATAACTCCTTTTCATGAAGATCAATATCACCCAAAAAACAGAGGGTGGATACACAAAGATAGAGAAGTTTATTTTGGTGGAATTATCTACCTGAATAAAAATCCAGATGATGATACAGGAACTAGTTTGTATAGGGAAACAAAAGGTTACTCATATAATGATGGGTATACAACCTCCAAAGAAAAACTATATAAAGGGCACTATGTTTCCGAAGAGCAATACTGTAATGACTTTGAAAGCCTGAATAGTCAATATACCGAAACGGTAAACGTTAAAAATGTCTACAACCGATTATTGATGTTTAATAGTAAACAGTATCATGGTGTTCAAACTTTTGGTAAAACCCAAGATAGGTTGACAATAAGTTTGTTTTCGATTGGATTATTAGGAGATGTTCCACCTTTGTATAGATCATTATGACAAACACAAGTAAAATTCTTGCGGATCTGCAAGCCCAAAACATTGCGTCTTTGTTGCAAGGTAAATTGTCATACTGGACAACCACCGACAGATCTGGTAAACTAGTTCGTAAAATTGTCATCGAGTATGAAGATCGCAATCATCACTGATCAACACTTCGGAGCTCGCAAGGGTTCCAAGTTGTTTCATGCATACTTTCAACAGTTCTATGATGAGGTCTTCTTCCCGACATTAGAGAATGAAGGTATCACCACAGTTGTGGATATGGGTGATACCTTTGATAATCGTAGAGGTATTGACTTCTGGGCACTTGATTGGGCTAAGGAAAACTATTACAACCGTCTTCAAGAGATGGGTGTGACTGTACATACCATCATTGGTAATCACACTGCATATTACAAGAATACCAACGACATCAATGCAATTGGGTTGTTGTTAAAAGAATATAAAAACGTAATATGTTATAATAAGGTTACTGAGGTTACACTTGGTAATCTCAAGACGTTGTTTATTCCTTGGATCAACCAAGAGAACGAAAAAGAAACCTATGAAACTATTGAAAAGACTGTTTGCCCGTGTGCGATGGGGCACCTTGAGCTCAGAGGATTTAACGCTAATCGATTCGTCGTCATGGAGCATGGTGCTGACCGCGACGTATATTCGAAATTCGCCAATGTGTTCTCGGGACACTACCACACTCGAAGCGAAAAAGGAAATGTCCGTTACCTAGGAAATCCTTATGAGTTGTATTGGAGTGATGTTGATGATCCAAGAGGTTTTCATATCTTTGACACTGAAACTCTAGAAGTCACTCCAGTCAACAATCCTTTCAAGATGTTCCACAACATCTACTATGAGGATACTCCACATCAACTCATTAATACAAAAGAGTACAAAGACAAGATTGTCAAGGTTATCGTTCGCAAAAAAACCGATCCTCTACAATTTGAAAAGTTCCTTGACAAACTCTACAAGTCCAATGTTCATGAGTTAAAAGTTGTAGAGAACTTTGACTTTGGTGGTATCTACGATACAGAAGATCTTGAGAGTGATGAAAGTGAAGATACTATCAGTATTCTAAACAGATACATAGATGAAGCTGATGTTTCTCTTGATAAATCAATTATCAAGAACATTCTCAAGGAGATCTATATCGAAGCCTGCGAGGTCGATTAATGTACATTCTCACTGTCTCAGGAAAAGAAACCGAAGGCGCCTACGCCGTAGAAAACGAAGATGGTGAGAAAACTCTTTTCATGTTCGAAGAACAGGATGATGCGGAAAGATATGCCATGATGTTATCCATGGCTGATGAAGAATATCCTGTTCTTGAAGTTCACGAAGTTGAAGAAGAAGTTGCCATAAAGGCATGTGAGATGTATGATTATCCATATGTTGTAATCAGTTCTACTGACTTGGTGATCCCCAAAGATTATGATAAGATTTAAGAGTATCAAATGGAAAAACTTTCTTTCTACTGGTAACAACTGGACACAAATCAATTTTGAAAACAGTGCAACGACACTGATTATTGGTACAAACGGAGCTGGTAAGTCTACTGTTCTTGATGCACTTACCTTTGTTCTGTTCAACAAACCATTCCGTAAAATCAATAAACCACAGTTGGTCAACTCTACCAATGAGAAGGATTGTAGAGTGGAGATTGACTTTAATGTTGGTACAAGAGAATATCGTGTAGTTCGTGGTATCAAACCTGCCGTCTTTGAGATCTATGTTGACGGTAAGATGATGAACCAAGATGCTGCAGCTGCAGATCAACAGAAGTATCTTGAGAACAATATTCTCAAACTGAATTATAAATCCTTTACACAAATTGTTATACTGGGATCATCAACTTTCGTTCCGTTCATGCAGTTACCTGCTGCAGGTCGCCGAGAGGTGATTGAAGATATCCTTGATATCCGTATCTTCTCTGCAATGAATGCAGTGGTCAAAGATAAAATTCGTCAAAATCGTGAGGAGGTAAAGGTCCTTGATCTCAAAAAAGACAACCTTGCGGACAAGGTTGATATGCAGAAAGAGTTTATCCGTCATCTGGAAGAAGAAGCTCAACAAGAAATTGAAAGAAAGAAAAACAAAATTGATACGTTAAATCTGGACATTGATACCCTTTGTAAGAACGTTCTTTCTTTGCAGAAAAGTGAAAATGTTCAAAGATCTACTCTTGAGACTTTGAGTTTTGATTCAACCAAGATCCGCAAGTTGGGTAATCTTCGGGGTAAGATCTCACAGAAAGTATCAACCCTCACCAAAGAGTTGAAGTTCTTTGAAGATAATACGGTATGCCCTACCTGTACTCAATCTATTGAAGATGAGTTTCGCTTAAATAAAATTACTGACGCTCAAAATAAAGAACAGGAGCTTGCACAAGGTCTTCGAGATCTTGAAACAGCCATTAAAGAGGAGGAGGAAAGAGAGGGTCAGTGGATTGCTCTATCAAAAGAGGTAAGTAAACTCTCTAATGACATTTCTCAAAACAATACTAGAATTTCTGGGTTACAACGACAGGTCGGCGATCTTGGAAATGAAATTCAAAGAATTACCGATCAGCTACAAAACAGAAATACTGAGCATGAGAAACTAAATCAATTACAAGAACAACTGAATACAACCTACGACGAACTTGTTCAAAGTAAGGAGGGTGTAAGTTACAAGGATTTTATCTATTCTCTTCTCAAAGATGGTGGTGTAAAGACTAAGATCATCAAAAAATATCTACCGTTGATCAATCGTCAGGTCAATCGGTATCTACAGATGATGGACTTCTACATCAACTTCAATTTGAATGAAGAGTTCAACGAGACAGTCCAATCTCCAATCCATGAGGACTTCTCCTATGCTTCGTTTTCTGAGGGCGAGAAGATGCGTATTGACCTCGCCCTCCTTTTCACTTGGAGAGAAGTAGCTGCCTTCAAGAACTCCACCAACACAAACCTCCTGATCATGGACGAAGTGTTTGATAGTTCTCTGGATGGTTTCGGTACTGATGAGTTCTTGAAGATTATTCGTTACGTCATCAAAGACGCAAACATCTTTGTCATCTCTCACAAGGATGGGCTACAGGACAAATTCCAAAGTGTCATACAGTTTGAAAAAGTCAAAGGTTTTTCCCGTATGGTGTCCTGAGACACCAGAGAACAATGCAGGTCCCCAACAGGTATCACCACTCTAAGAAGGAACAGAAGATCAAACTCAAACCTCAAAAGTTGAGACAGTCTCGCGCACGTCTCAAGGCTCTTAAGAAGAAGTATCAAATAAATACTTAGAAAAGTGTTGGTGGAATGAAGACTTTTAAGGAGTTTGTAGAACACATTGAACTCATTAATGAAAACCCAGTGTTGAGAGCAGCTTTGGGTGGTGCCATGATGAGTGGTTTCCCAAAGGGTGTGGTTGATACTTTGAAAATTATGAATAGATTGCCTGTTAAGGCACCAGCTATTCGTGCTCCTCTACCAACTCCTAAATCCATACCAGTACCAACGATCAAGAGAGCTAGTAATCCAATTGCTGCAACTCTTCAAGCATTAACCAATCTTCAGGGAGATACTCCTCAAACTCGTTCGCCTCAACAAATAAAAGATAGAGACGCTGCGATCCAAAAAAGGTGGGGTGATGCAATGAACAAGACACCATCTCGTTTTGGTAAGGCTGGTCCAGATGTTCCTGAACCCGCAGGTCCAGACCAAGGTGTTGGTACAAAACCAAGAGTTGCTGAACCTTATACACCACCAAGACCTGCTGCTAAAGTAGAACCTAAGGTAACTATTCCAAAAACAGATAATCCAAGAGAAGATCCATTTGCTCCTGTTGCAAGACAAAGGTCAGTAACCACTGAGAGACCAAAACCATCTGGTCCTATCACCACTGCACAAGCTGGCGATAACGTTGGCACTCCTAAGTCTGCGGTTTCTACCTACAGAGATCCGACAGATACCAAAGGTCTTTCAGTTGGTAGATACAAAACTCTTGCACAACATCGTGCCGCAGTTGCCGCACAAAAGAATAAGAAGTAGGTGGACAGTCTGGGAACTGGCCCCAAGACCCTCTGGCGACCCGCCAGGGGGTTTATACTATGTGCATACCGATGAGACACCATGACCGTCAAGTTTGAGATCAAAGATCAACTGGCTCGTCTCCTTGCACAAGAAGACCTGATCGTAGAACATAAGAATTGTGAAACGGCTCAATTCAACGTTGAGACCCGTGTACTGACCCTCCCCAACTGGAACCGTGCCAGTGAGACCGTCTATGACCTCCTGGTGGGTCATGAGGTTGGTCATGCACTCTATACTCCTAATGAAGACTTCTCTCACATCAAAGCTCCTAAGTCTTATCTCAATGTGACTGAGGATGCACGGATTGAGAAACTGATGAAACGTCGTTTCCCTGGTCTTGCGAAGTCATTCTTTCGCGGCTATGTTGAACTGAATGAGAATGACTTCTTTGGAATTGAAGGTGAAGACCCCAACAAGTTCTCTTTCATTGACCGTATCAATCTGTACTTCAAGGGTAACCTTGACATGAAGTTCAGTGATGAAGAGAAACCCTATGTTGACATGGTT